ACCCGGGATGGGGCCCTGAGGGTGCAGATACATACGATGTTTGGTTTTACAAAGGTGGTGGCAACTGCCAACATTTTTGGGAGAAGCGTGTGTATGTAGATGCAAAGGGCGCAAAGATTAATCCTAATGATCCTGATGCAAGCCGCATCGCAGTAGTCATGGCAGAGCGCATGGGTTACAAGATTCGCAACGATAAGAAGGTGGCAAAGCTACCCACTGATATGCCTAACAAAGGCTTTTTACCAACCAACCCGATATACGGTAACTAAAAAATACAACTATGCCCGAAGTTTTATTAATCTCAGAAACCTACATCAAAAAGTACAGCACTGTCAACGGTAGTGTTGATCCAAATTTGTTGTACCCATCCATCTACTTAGCACAAGATAAATGGTTGCTGCCTTTTTTAGGTACTGACCTGCTTGATAAAATAAAAGCAGATGTAAGTGCTAACACTATCAGCGGCAACTATCAGGTACTGCTTGAAGATTACGTGCAAAAGATGCTGCTATGGTGGGTGCTTGTTGATGTAACACCTAACCTGTGCTATCGCATGGATAACGGCACGCTGGTGCAACGGCAAAGCGAAGACACTGTACCAGTGAGTGACATCATAATGAAAGATATGATTGACCGCAACAGGCAAAATGCGGAACACTACACGACAAGGCTTGTTGACTATCTATGCCACAACTCAAGTCTCTTCCCTGAGTACAGCAGCAACAGCTTTCCTGATACATCACCACGCACAGATGTGACTAACACGCTCAACTATCAATTCAGTTCAGGCAATACATCGGTAAGTTACTACCCAACTTATTCACGCAACATACTTAATCGAATACCATGAGTGAAAAAAAAACTATCAAGCAAGATTACACAGAGCGACTACGCAAGTACGAGAAAGAATTACAATTAAAACTGCGCAGCTATGGCAAGCAAGAGGCAACCCGTGACAAAAAGTAACACGTTCAAATCACTGTTGTATCACTTGAAGTTATACGATGGAATATGGAGTGTGCCGCTTGCCTTTGTGCTGTTCATTGGTGCAGGTGCAATGAGCTTTCACTTCTTTGGTGATGGCCTTTTGAGTATTGAATACGTGCAGTACATAGTGCTGGCTGCAATGGTGATGGTATTTGCCAACTTAGTGACATTTTTAGGAATAAAAATGAATTTTAGCGCACTGCAAAAGGCCAACTACCACAAAGAAATCAAGTATGAATTAAATACCTATCTAACCACATGGCAAAAGGTTGTCTTGTACCTGCTCTTATATGCTTTTTATTTTGCTGCTTTCTTGTTTTGCGTTCGTATGCTGATGACGGCAGGTGCGTAAGGCTTAATGCTTACAGCTATGTAGGCATCATGGAGAAAGGCGGTAACAATAAAGGCTTTACCGATTACTATTTCAAGAAGCTCATGATTGAGCAAGGCTGGATACCCGGTTATGCTTGGTGCAGCTTTTTTGTTATGGGCATTCTTGATGAGTGTGATGTGCCGAATACCATTAATGGATGGGCAGCAACGGCATATAATAGAAAAGATGTAATCTATGAGGGCGGCAAATTTATGCAGCCTTATTCGGCATCTGATGTGCTTGTGATGACACTGCGCTACAACAACAAAAGATACAAGGGCATTGGTCACACGGGCATCGTGGTCAAGGTAGGTGCATACAGCGTGCGCACTGTGGAGGGCAACACCAACGAGGCAGGTGCAAGTGATTCACGCACGGGTGATGGTGTGTATGTAAAGATTAGGCCGCTTAATAAAAATATATATATAACACGATGGGGCAAGTAACACGCATAACGATTGCAAGTGCTGTGGTGCTTGTGCTTATCACCACTTTTTTTATGGTGCGCAGCTGCAACAAAAAGCCGATGCCTGCTGTTGATAGGCTTATGACCATCAATGATTCGCTGTACTACGTGATTGAAAAAAACAACAGCAAAACAGATTCGCTATTTGCCAAAATTGATTCGTTAAACATCAAGGGTGATACTATTATACAGCAGCAAGAAATAACAAATGAATACTATCAAAATGAAACTTACAACATTCTTAATTCTACTGCTGATGCTGCCACTAAGCAGTTCCGCACAACGCTCAAAAAGTCGGACAGCCTACTTAAAAAAGGATTTTACACCCGAACTTACAACCTACGATCTCCAACTTTTCAATCTGAATTACAATAGCATGATGTACTGGTACGGCACTGCAATGGAGATAGATTCTTTGTACCAAATTGAATTGCTCAAAGTTATGTACTATAAAAAAATAACAGGTATTCAAGCAGATAGTTATACAACACTTGCAGAAATTTACAATAACAAGCAAGCCATTGAAAAGGCTATAAACATTGGGCATGAGGAGATGATTAACGATTTTAAAAAAAGAAACAGACGGTTAATAATTAGTAACGGTGCGCTCACTATTGGTATTGTAGGCTTAACTCTTTCTACTATATATTTTGCAATACTATAATTATGAATTTTGAGCCGAGAGATTTGTTTACAATAGTGGGTGGTGCTATATCGCTAACTGGTTTGTACTATGCGCTAAAGCGTGATGTGGTAAAGGTTTCAGCATCGCTAACAGCGGTAGAGGCATACCACAAAAGGGAGCTTACTACTTTATCTGATGCAATTAAAATGACAAAAGATGAATTTAACAACAAGCTAAACACCATGAAAGAGGAGCAAAACAAAGCCATTGACAAGCTTGAAAAAAAGATTGATGTGATAGCCTCTCAGAATCTTGCTATCAGCACCAACCTTGCGGAGCTTGCAGGCTTCATCAGGGCGAACCATAAATGAATAGCCGTGCTTACAGCAATGCTAAGTACGTGCATCTATACCCTGAGTTGCATGCTGGTACTGGCACTCTATCGGAGCGTGGCACAGCACTAATTGCAAAGCACAAATTAGATGTCAAGCTCAAGACCTTGCTACGATTGTACAGCGAGTATTGCAGGCGGCAACGTGGTGGTACAAAAAAAATTATTGTACCCGGTGCGCAAGGTGATTTGTCAAAATTAAAAACCAATTTTGATAATTTCAAAAATATAATTGATGAGCTGCTACCTGCCGCAAGCAATCCACTTGACTTGCCGCCATCCAATGAAAGCAACTATCAGCCATTCAAGATTCCTACCAACCATAACAACATACTGCTGCTGTCAGATATACACGTGCCGTATCACAACATACAGGCACTAACACTGGCATTGAAGTATGGAATGGAGAATGACATAAACACCATACTTTTGAATGGTGATATCATCGACTTTTATGCTATCAGCAGATTTGAAAAAGATCCACGTAAAAGAAATTTCGGGCATGAGGTATTGATGACACGGCAGTTCTTATACACGCTGCGTAAGCTCTTCCCCAAGGTTGCTATCTATTACAAGTGTGGCAATCACGATGTGCGTTATGATTACTATATCATGCGTAATGCCCCTGATTTGTTAGGTATGGATGAGTTCTCATTCGAGAGCTTGTTGCATCTTGACAAGTTAGATATCACGTTTATTCCTGATAAGCAAATCATGCACGCAGGTAAGTTGACCATACTACACGGCCATGAGTTTGCATCCTCTGTATTTAGTCCTGTCAACATTGCACGAGGTCTTTTCTTACGTGCTAAAGAAAGTGCATTGTGTGGGCATCACCATCAGGCAAGTGAACACACTGAGCCATCTATTAACGGCAAGCTCACAACGTGCTGGAGTGTTGCCTGCCTGTGTGAATTGCATCCTGACTATATGCCTATCAACAAGCACCATCACGGCTTTGCGCATATACGTGTATTTGATTCAGGTGATTTTGAAGTGAGCAACTATCGGATTGCTAATGGTAAAATTAGGTAACAAAAAGGCCGCACGTGAGCAGCCCTTTTGCAACAAAAACACAAACCATACAGATGTATGATGCACAAATATAGCACATGAAAAGCAAGCCTCATCCAAAAGTTGTGCAGCGTAAGTTGGGTAGAGAAAAGGCCGATGGTTTGTACTGTGATAATATCATTGAGATTGATCCTACGCTACCACCTATGCGCTACCTGATAGTGCTGGTACATGAGTACCTTCATCACATACAACCTGAGTGGGATGAGTGCAAGGTTGATGCAGAGGGTGAGGCACTGGGCAGGTTTCTGTGGAAACACGGCTATCGCAAGGTGCAGCAGTAATTAAAAGTCTTCACTTATACCTGCTTCACAAAGTTCAACGTGCAACCATTCACGCAGCTTGCCTACTAACTCCATCTGTTCATCTGTTAGATTTTCATACTTTTCAAGGCTGCGCAATTTCTGCCGTATCTCATCAATCAGGTCAAAGTATTTGCGGCCATTCAATGCGCATCTAAATTCATGCTGGTCTTGTGTGAGGTCAAAGGTTAGTGTGCTTTTCATTGTTCAATTTTAGTATTTCATTTTTAACGTGGTAGTAGTATGCCTTGACTGAATAAAATTCACCAGTGCCTTCAAAGTCATTAAGCACTTCGGTGGGTGCATTTGTTATTGCCTCATCTACGCACAGCAGCGCAGCGTTAACTGCTTTGATATGCACCTGCACTAACTCACCTTCTTGCTTTTCACCTTCGATGATGTCAAAGTAATTCGAGTACAGTTGCCATGCTTTATCTTTTGCTTTCATAACCCCAAAGTATTAATGTATTCTTGCCACAGTGGTACACGCTCTTGCAGCTTTGCTATTGCATCTGCATCAAACTCAACAACCTTCTCATGGATGCGCTCTTGTACCGGGATGTCATAGCACCATTCGCTCAAATCACTTTCAAGGTTAGCACTTGGGTATTCAGTTAAGAAAGTAGGCATATCATAAATCATGTTGCGCTCAATCTGCTGTGCCTTTTTGATAAAGACAGGATTGCTTTGTGGATCAATCAAGTTCATGCGCAGTGACAGTCTATACTTTTCGGTGTCAATCATTGTGCATGGTGCGCTTACAAGCACGAAACAAAAGGTAGCAGATGGTGCACCTGTTAGCCAGCAGTATGCCTGCCCTTGCCAGTAGTAATCTTTGCTCAGCTCATTCTTTTGCGCATCAAAGAACGTGTGTATATCCCAGCTACTTTTTATATCAGGCACGTTAGTCACGTTACCTGCTGCATCTTTGATTAGCAAGTCAGGTGTGCCAGTGATAAAGTCATTTTTAAAATTGATTTCATTCTTGAATACGATTGCACCACGCTCCCTTCTCCACAGGTCAATGGCATCATTCTCAACAGCTATACCCTTTTCAATGTACTTGTTGCTGATCTCTTTGTAACGCTTATACTTTTGCTGTATTGCTATCTCAAGCAGTGCGCTTTTGGTGGTTTCACTTAGTCCTGTTTTGGTGCGTGCATCGGTCATTAATTTGCCGAGCTGCGATGCTCTGAATTTTACTTGTGTCATTGTGTTTTGTTTTTGTTTTGTTGGTGCAATATACTAAAGGCCCAGTGATAGTGATTGTTTTTTAGCAGCTATTAACGGTTGGATGCTGGGCAGTAATTCAGCTGGGCAGGCTTCAATCAAGATGTCGCAATCATCAATACTCTTTGCCTTTTGTATTAGCTCGATCAGGTACTGCAAATCTTTGTTAGGTGCTTCGATGCCCTCTTTCAATTTAAAGGGCTTGTAGGTATCTACATTCGCTCTATTCAAGTCACGGCCTAACAACTTACCAAATGACACGGCAGCGTTTTTTAGGCACTCTGTTTTTAACTTTGGAAATGCAAGGTCAAGTGCATTAGGTTTTTTGTTATCTGCATTCAAGGCCCATCGGTTTCTTTCAATAGGATCAGCAGCCAGCGCACTTGGTAAGCGGTCAACCATAATGACTATGCTACCTGCACCACTTCTGCGCAGCTCGTACCCGGTTATTGGATGAATCACAACAAGGTCAATGCTACCTACTACCTCGTTAGCCATGCGCTCCCACTTGAAATTCTCTGTCTTCCAATGTCCAAAAAACATCTCATCAAGTGTAGTTTCAACGTGTGAGATTACTAAGGTTTTTGCCCTGCCATCGGGTGTCTTTTCAACGCCATCCTCATCGGGTGCAGCGTTGAGCATAGATTGAAATTTCTGCAACTGCTCAAGGTTGTCTTTGTGAAATGAATTCATGTGTTTTGTTTTTTGTTATGATGTAAAGATAGTGATTAATCACGCATTAGGCAATCATTCAGCTCTTGGCAATAGTTAAGAATTGCTAAAATTATGATGCCGTACACGATGTACTTGATGACTTTGCTTGCTTTCATAGTTGTTGTTTGTTTGTTTGTGTGCGTTGATGAGCCGCACCCCTCGTTGATTTTTTTTATATCATTTGAAACTTTAACCCGTCTTCCTTACTGCAAGTAATTAAGATGGTTGTTAAGTTTTTAGGGTTTTCCAAAAATGGAATATCTAACTTACCATTGAGTAATTTTTTGCGTGTATAATAAATAATTGCATTAGTTTGAAATGCACCCGTTATTAACATGTATTGTTTATCATTGTACGTTGCAAATATGTAATCTTTTTGTGTGCGTGGTCTTGAGTTTCGTGCTCCCATTTGTTTTGATTTTTATGTGTTGTTGTTTGTTGAGCAAATATATGTGCATCTTATTGCCCATTCCAAAGATTTAACAAATTTTAACAAA